GAGAAATTGATAATGACTTAAAGAGCGGGAAAGATGAATGGTATAATAATCATTCAGACTTGCTAAAATTCTTGCTTTCAAATAAAGATAAAATAACACAAATTCTACAAAATAAGAATTTTGAATTACAAATTGAAAATGAAACACATTTAGATATTAAAAGAATCAGAGAATACATTATTAACTTCAAAAGATAATCTCAATTACGTAAACTAATATTCATAATATGATATATAAGAATTGTGTGTTTATTTTTGTCAGTTCATTATTTTTAATTAATGAGCTTACCTTATAAAACGCGTTTCAAATTGCCTCTTGAATTTTTAACTCTGCAAGACTGGAATAACTTTGTGCAAAATTTATTATTCATTAACCAATACGGCTCTGCAAAACTTTTGAATTATTATAAAAATGGAAATTTTCAAAATCTAAATGATGTAATTGCAAAATATCTATATGTTTCAGCTTTAAAAGTTGCCGGATATAACGTTTTGCATAATTTATCAACACCGCAAGCTTATACTTTCGGGGAAGGGAATCAACAGCCGTTTCAAAGTATGTCTAACAGACCAACTGTTCAATTTAATTATCAAATCCTATTCAAATTCATACAATTTTATCCAATATCTAAATTGCCTAATTATCAATTTCCTATATTTCCAGTTGAGCAATTACAAGTTCAATTATCTGCAGTTAGCAAACAATTACGATTATTAATTCCCAAACTCATAAGTAAAATTGTAACTTCGAGTCAAATTGCCGGTACACAATTCCAATTCTCTGGAAGTGCAAATGTTGAAGAACTTGTTGAAAATTATCTTGACCCATTATATTTACAAACTTGGAGAGAAATTATAATTCAGAATTTAGGAAGCTCTGCAGTTCAAATAAACAATTCTATTTATTTAATGCCGAAACAATGCCTTAGAATAACTGCAAGCTCACCGAGTGAAATTCAATTATCAGCACAAACTCCAACATTATTATCTGAAGAAATTGAATTTACTGGAGTTCCGATTGTTACTTATACAATTACGATAACAAATTCACAGAGTAACCCTACTCCTTCACCATTTCAACAATTACTAAATTTGAATTTATCATCAATTTTATCAAGTCCTAATCAATTATTAAATTTACAATTTTGTCTAGATGCACAATGCCAAACTCCATTATATGCATGGATATCTCAATATAATTCTAATTTATCAACTGTTTATATTTGGGTAAAATTACCAGTTTCAATTCCTGCAAACGGTTCTCTGACAATTTACATGTTTGTAAGAAGTTCAAATCAATATCCTTATACTGGAATTAATGCATATTATAACACTGCTTACGATAACGGAAGTTACGTTTTTGACGCATATATAAACGCTATGGGAACTTCATATTTACCTTCAAATTTACAAATTTATTCAAATGTTTATTCATCAATTCAATTTACTCCACAAAGTGGGACAACACCAGGATATATTTTAATGTTAGACAATCAAGGAGGTTCATATACTGTAATTTATCTAGATTCTACAAATGCTAATAATGTAAATGAAATATTTGAAAGTGTAGAATATTATGACGGTTCAGCAGATCAACAAGCTATAGAATTTCTCGGTTCTGCTAATTTTTGTAATAATACAGCTTACGGTAATGCAGAATTTCTAAGCAATGGTTACACAGTTTCATGGGATCCATATACTAGTGACGCATATATTTGGTCTGGTTGTACTCAAGAAGTTTCTCCATCAGAAAGCATTTTTACTTCATCAGGCTATAATTTCTATCAAGCAATTGTAACAGATTCTGAAATTGAATATTATGGACAAACTATTAGTTCTCCGATTGTAGATTTACCACAATTAAATTTACAACAAGTTGCAACTTGGTCTTCTTCAATAACTCCAAACGGTTCAGCGTTTGCAATAATGGATGATTCTGGAGGGGCAACACATATTGGATATTTCTATTGGGCAAGAGCAAGAAAACTACCGCCTAACAATGTCATGCCTTCAAATTCACAACCACAAAAAACAATAATACTAATCGAGTGAGATAAAAATGCCATATTCAATCCCAGTAACTACACCATCATGTGAATCGATTCCATGCAAATCAATTTATAAAATTGCTAATTTAATAGTTCAGCCAAAAAAGTATTCATTAATTTCCTCTTCTTTATGGAATGAAATTGTTCAAGACCTTTATCTAACTTATAGTGTTTTCAAATATATTAATTATTTAGCAAAATTTCCATATCCGCAATATATATATCCCGCAATTCTTGAATTTTATGATTTCAACAAGAACTTTCAGCCATATCCATTTATTCCGTTACTGCATGCAGAAAAAGGTACTCCGCTAACTACTGATGAATTTAACAAGCTTATAGATGCAATTTTAGAATTAGCAAATGAAGCAAATATACAATTACAAGCTAATTTAAACAAAGTCCAACATGACCAAGTAGTAAGAGCTTCACAATTTAGCAATATAGTTTATGATGTTAATCAATTCCTGACTTTCAATTCAAATCAATACTTTTTATTAAGTTGCACTGGGAAAGAATTTACAAATTTATTAAGCTCAACATCAACATTTCTAAACGTATTAATTTCAGAACCTACAACAATTATCACAATTCCAACAAACGTATACATAAAGAATTTATTAATGTATTGTAATAATCAAAATATTAATATTTACGGCTCAATTGCTAATCTCATACTTAATTCTAATCCCGGTTTAATTTCATTACGAAATTATGCATCTGTAAACTTTTTTATTTTAAATAAAAATCTTCAATTTATTATAATTTCGGATAATTCAAATGTTAATATTTTACAAATTAATAGAAATTATGGAAATATTGAAATTTTTGGAAATTCGTATATTACAACATTACAAGTTCAAAATAATAATGCAGATATCGGAGTTTATGGAAATTCAATAATTGAAACATTACAAGTCATTAAAAATGTTTATGAAATTACAGTTTTCGAAAATAATGTTATTAATACATTACAAGTTCAAACTAATGTTGGAAACATTGCAATTTCGGGAAATTCATATATTGAAACATTACAAGTTAATCAGAACTCTGGAAATATTCAAATTGAAGGCTATGCATATGTTGAAAATTTAATTTGTGAGGAAAATAGTGGAACTGTAAATATTGCATCAACTGCTACGGTTACAAATAATCAATGTGCTTAGCTTCAAATTTGTAATTTGAAACAATCCTGAATTCCAAATTTGACCTCATAATGTTCTTCATAATTTACAAAATACAAATTCCCTATTATCTTCAGTAATAAAAGTCAAAATTGTCCCGTAAAGTTTCCTCATAAGCTCAAAACGATTCTCTGTCCAATCATGGATAGCAATACAAAATTGCTTATATTTCTGTAATTGAGAAAAATCTAGTTTTGCCTCACAGCCTTCACAATCCATAATAAAGATGTCAGTATTTGGATACTCTTTTCCAGACCATTCTCCGTTTACATCAACTTTATCACAAATTTGTAAATCTTTACAAACTTTTTCTTTAAATTTCTTATTTAATTGTTCTTCTTTTTCGTAACCTATGACATGTTTAGCTCCTTTTAGCAGAAAGTAAAGAGCAGAACTTCCGCAATCATTCCCAATAATTGTAATTGTTTTATCTTTCACATCAAGCCTTCCGTAAGCTTGCTCAAATTCATGCCAATAACAACATTGTAACTTACAAAAATAATCTTTATAATCAAATTTTGACTCCATAATTAAATCATTCTAAAACTGACATTAATAAAAACTTTTTACGTGATTCCAAACTTGTGCTATTTGATGCTTTAATCTGAAACAAAAGAGTTTCAAGTTTGTATTACCTCAAACAGTGCATAAACTTTACATTTTCCAGTTGCCCAAGCATAAACATTTGAAGGATTGTTTACATGAATTTCTAATGAATCATTTGGCAAAATTGGGAAATTATTATATAAGCTATTGCCGATATAAACTATATAATTGCTCAAATTCTGGAGAATTATTCTTACAGTTTCTAATGGTGAACCTGAATAAATTGGACTTGGCGTAGTTGAAACATCAAGCTGAAGCCCTTCAATAGTCGGCGGGCTTAAATATAGAGATAATTTGTTTATTGTATTTGCTAATCCTACAGTTGCTAAATATACATATGTAAGCGTATAAGCTATAGAATCTGCAACAAAATAAATTGCACTTTGTAATGAAATTCCTAATCTTTTAGCTAATGAACTTGCTAATTCATAAAATGAAGTATAAAAGTTCTGCAAATCTTCTTTGATAATTGTCCTAGATTCTTGGACATTTGAAATTAAATAATTAACAACATTATAAATTGTCTCATATAAAGCTTGAGTGCTTTTAGATAGAACTGAAGTGGCAGTCGGGACTGCAATTATAATTTTATCATAAATTTCCTCAGGAAGCTTGACAATTGAATAATAAAGTTGTTCATTACTGTATAATATTGCGTTTATTTGTTGATTTGCAGTTGCTATAAATCCAGCGATATAAATCGGGTCTTGTTCTGTTAACACTGGTTGTCCAGAAACATAAACTTCATCATAGAAAAATCCGGAATCTGCATTTATAGAACCTGGAATTGTCAAATTCCCATTTTTCAATATTGAAGTTACTGCATTCCCACCAGTCTCGTAAAGCTGAATTAAAAGCAAAGTTGCAGTGTTCCACATTCCAGATGTTAGCCTCTGAAACGGAGAAGCTAACAATTCCGAAATTGAAGCATATGTAATGCTCATTGATTATTAATTAAGCTCTGACATAAAAATGAACTCAATTCTTATAATTTATATTATGAATATTGCTTGGCGTATTTAGCATATTTGCTTACTATAAATTAATATTTGTCATAAGCTTGAATTAAACTTATGAAAGTCTACACATTTGTCGGGTACTCTTCACATCTTGAAGAGCTTGATTTTGATTATGTTGTTGTAGATAAGACATTTAATGATTTAACCCCCCAGTTAATCGATAAATTCTCAAATAGAATTATCTGGAATGAGACAAAAAGCGAAAATAGATGGCTAAGGATTGCTAAACAACTCAAGAAAATTCTCGAGCATATTAAAAGCAAAAATGAGAGTGCAGAGCAAAGCTCCGCACAGGATGAGAATTTTGCAATTATAGATAGCGATTTAATAATTCCAGATTTGAGAAATATAATTCCGCCAAATAGAATTTACACTCCGTGCTATTGGCTTTATTATGATTGGGCAAATGAAGTCAGACCGTTCTGCTCTGGGACAAATTATATTTTCAACTATAATCAAATCCCATATTTAGAATTAGCAATAAACGAATATATAGAATTAAGACAATATGAGAAAATCCCAGTAGACATTTTCATACATTCAGAAATTCCATATCTGAATATGTTGAAAATCGGGACTGCACATTATGTAAAAACACCGAGTTATGTGAAAAAAATACCGTTTACAGTATTTGACTTACAGAATATCTTTAAGCATATTCCAGAATTTGTAGAAATTAAATGGTGAGCATGGATTGGCAAACGTTATCTATTACGTTTACCCGCAACACCATGATGTTTCATTCAAATTTGTGGCTAAAGAACACATAAAAATGTTGAAAGAGAAATACACAGTTTACGAAATTCCGAGCTTATCATTTTATCAATTTACTCCGTTTCGCCGTCCAATATCGATTATTCACCCATTCTTTTATTCAATTTGGCATTGGGGAAAAATTGAATTTTCATTCTTTGAACAATATAGAACAAAAGTTAGTGAAGTTATTGGAGTTGAAGTAGCTGATTCTGACAAAATTTCTGAAAAATTCATTGACTACGCTAACAATTATGCTGATGCTATGATTCTAAATTCAGAATGGTCAGTTAGAGCTTTTGTAAATTCTGGACTCAAAATTCCCGCTTATAAAGTTGTCCACAATTTCAATTCTAGATTATTAGCAAAAGATGAAGAACTAAAAATTGATGACCAAATTGCGTATATTGAAAAAGTTAAAAAAGAGAAAAAGATTAAGTTAATAATGATTTCGCTTTGGCATAGTGACTTTAGGAAAGGTGCAGATTTATTTCACAAGATTGCCCAACAAATTCAGAAAGAGAGAAACGACATCTATTTTCTAGTAAAAAGTGGCGGAGCAAGAGTTGATTTTCAAGATTTGAAAATGTTTAATCTCACCGGAAATACTGATTTTGATAATATCGTAAAGATGTATAGAATTTCAGATTTATATTTGCTAACAAGCAGAGGCGGAAGCTTTGAATTGAACGGTCTTGAAGCTTTTGTTTCCAAAATTCCGACAATTGCCACTAAAGGCGGGGCTTGGGAAGAATATTTTCCCCCGAAATTGAAAGACCTTCTTATTGATTCTTGTGATTATCCAACTGTATTACCAGGAAATCCAATTCATATCGGTCACGGTGTTGAAATTTGTGTAGACAAAGCAATAGATAAAATATTAGAAGTTCTAGACAAACTTGATGACTATAAAGCTAAAATTGAAGAGAATTACGATTTCTGGATTGAAAACTTTAGTTATGAAGCGGTTAAAAAACAATTATTTCACGTTCTGGAAGGACTTTGAGAAATTTGCTTATATTTCGAGACTAGAGTTGAATACAAATCTTCAGCATAATCTTTATCAATTCCGATATAAAGCATATCAATATAATCATTTTTTCTTATTCCGACTGCAAACTCTGGAATTTTATGCCTTATACATTTTGCAAAAACTACCCCAAACTCTTCTTTTTCAATTATAAAAGTATGCTGAATCTCAAAATTCTGCATAGTCTCATCTAATATTATTTATGAATTTTTCAAATTGTTCAATTACTTTATCGCCTTCTTCATATGACATTTTCAAAATTTTTTCTGTTAATCTTCCATAAAGATATCCTAATCTTAACGACTGCAGAACTTCTTTAATAACTTCAATATCAAATTCTCCAGAATTCTTAACTAATTCATAAATTACATTTGCAAGTTCTTCAGTATTGAATTTTGTAATTCCGATAACTACAGTATCCTCAGGATATTTTACAATAACTTTATTTTTTCTCATAATTATTGTCAATTTATATTTACATTTAACAATTATTTCAGCTTTATCATTTTTAAACTTCACTTTTGTAATATCATTATATCTCAAAATCATGATTATCAACTCTGTTTATATATAATTTTTAATATTTCAACTTTTCTCCAACAATTCATAGATTTTTAGAAATAACTCTATGTTTTCATTTTCTTTAGCTTTTTTCAACTTCTTCAGAATCTCCGCATAAAGTTCATCAATTGATAAAACTACTGATAAAATCATCAGAGCCTTCTGAATTATTACTATGCTGAATTTGTGAGTTGTTCTTACAATACTGAAAATTTTTCTTGCTATTTTTTCAGTATCAAATTTTGAAAATTCAATAGTTAAAATGACATCAGAATATTTAGCAGTAACTTTGTTTTTCTCCATAATTATTACAAGCTTATATTTCCCATCTGAAATTATTTCAGCTTGATTATTTTCAACTTTTACAACAGTTGAATCATTTAATTTTATCTCCATATTTATCAACAAGAAAATAGTCGTTTGACAAATTTATCTATATCTCTTTCACAAAAACCTTATAGGAGTCAATCATCTTTCCGATATTTATGAGCTTCAAGAGAAAAACTTCTGGAATAATAAAAAGCTTCTCAAGCTTAGATATTTTTTCAATAAATCTTTTGTATATGGGAATTTTAAGCGGAATAAGTTACCCGCTTTTTGTCTCCTCATTAATGAAAAATGTAAATCTGTTATTTGCAATTTTAATTGGCGCAATTTTTGAAATTCCACTACTCTTGATGTACTATATGCTGACAAAGAAGATACCGTTAAACGGCGGGGATTACGCTTATATTCGCTCATCATTTTCTCCGAAATTTTACACAATTTTCGGAATTTCGCTCTGGTTGATTTATGTATTTTCAGCTCCAGTTCTTGCAGACTTAGTTCTCCTAAATTTCAATATTTCAATAATTGATAAATTCTTAATTTCAGAATCATTATTTGCTATCGGTTTACTTAGCTTAGTCAAAAAATCAATTTATGCTTATATTGTAGACGGAATTGCAATTTTACAAATTATCGTATCTTTGCTTTTGCCAATTCAAAGCTTCCATTTTGAAATTCAAAGTTTCACAATTCAAAATACTTTACTTTCTGCATTACTATTTGATTTATCTGCATTCATATTCATAAATGCAATTAGTTACATAGCCGGAGAAATAAAAGATATTAGCAAAAATGCAAAAATCGGATATTTCTTGAGTTATCTAGTAGTTACAATTTTAGCAATATTAGATAGTTACTCAAATTTAAACATCTTGTTTATACTATTTCCAATTTGGTATATGAGCTATCTATTCATAAATTCTATGATTCAAAGCAGACTAGTGCAAAATTTAGCATTTGATAAAATTCTTCCAGAGAATTTTACTAAAATAACGCCTAACGTTTTACTATTAATCTTTACTGCTGATACAATTACAAATGTTCTAGAAAATCTTCTTAATTTTTCAATTTCCTTCGGTCTTGACGGCTTGCTATTCATCTTCTGGAATTTTATAATCGTTAGCTTTGCATTTCTGAAATTAATAAACAACAAACTATTATTTTCAATAGTGCTAACTAGTCTAATTCTGCAAATCTTCTTATTCTTCTATTTAGGAATACAGAATATCATATTCTATAATTTCGTAATCCAGGGCAACATACTATATGCAATATTAAGAATATTGTTAATGCCAATTGTCGGAATAATTATTTACCTTTTAAGGAGAAATAAAGTAAATGCGGAGCTAAAATGAAATTGATATTCGGAATCATTCAGCATAAAACTTACATGTTAAAGACTAATTTTCCAGTTTTAATTAATCAATTGAGATTTAAACGCATAACTTGGAAAAATGAGACTTGGGTAGATAGTGGCGGGTTTCAAATTATACAGCATGGACTAGAAATATCTGTAAAAGATGTCTTAAAAACATATAAAAATTTAAACGCTTACGCCTTCTTCTCTCTAGATATCCCAAGCCTATTTTCTCCTCTAGATAGGAGAAATTTTGAGAATTTCGAGTATCTTTATACGAAAATGGAATATATTGAAAAAATTATTCCAGTTATTCATATTTATCCTCTTCAAGATATTGATGAAGCAATTGATTTTTATAAACAGTACAGCTATTATTTTGCAGTCGGCGGATTAATTCCGGCAACAAAAATGAGAGTTTTACAATTAGTTTTACCATGGGTTTATTACTTGAGAAAAAAGGTACCCTACTTGCATGTTCTCGGCATGTCAGCCCCGTACTTTCTTCAAATGTTTCATGATGCAAATAGCATGGACACCGCAACATTTAGGACTACTGCAACTTTTAGAAAAATATTCTGGTTTGATGGGACAATTCGATTTACTGGAACTAAAAGTAAAAATCTGGAAAAGCATAAAATTACGGAAGAAGAAAAAGAGCAACTACTTGACTTTCTAGAAAAGCACAACTTCCCGTTTGATATAATTGAAAATTTTAAATTAGATAATTGGGAAGTTCTTGAACTTATAAATGCTTACATATTGTTATATAACGATTGGAAAATTAAGAATAAATATACTGAATATGCAGAAAAATTAAGAAAAATGGGATTAGATAGCTTAACAATTGAGCTAATTAGGAATTACAAAATCGGAAATGAAATATTAAAACAAAAGAGAGAAAAATAGCGAATAAAAAAAATTATTGAACTTGTTGGGCTTGAGCTTGTTTTTGAACTAAAAAATTGAAGGTTTTTTCAGCCTCTTCCTTACTGAAACCATGATAATAAAATTCCCTATCTTTCTTTGTTGCTATATAAACTGCAAAACGCGGTACTCTGCAACATGTGCATTTTGCTAAAATTACTCTTCCTTCAATTCTAACGGGCTGAAAACTATGCATTATAGCATGGAACTTCATTTTTTTATCACAATATATAATTCTCTAAATTACTATTTAAAGTTTTCTCTAGACTTTATGTACTTCTTAGCGTCCTTAATATCTAGACCGAATATGAAAGCTCTGCTTGAAATTGTAATTTGTTGAGTCTCTGAATTTAACCACACTTCTAAAATATATTGTCTATCCCCAATTTTTACAACTCCTCTAGATTCAAGCCCGAGAATATTTGGTTGCGGTTTTTGTAAATACAAAATTTTAACTTTCTCTCCTAATAAAGTGTTCTCATTAATATAGTCTTCAACATATGACAAAAATTCAATAAAAATCTTAGCTAAATTTTTCCTAACTTTAGCTTTCTTCATATTTAGCAATAAGCAATTTGACAAACTTAAAGATTTAAAGAAATAGAAATACAAAGAAATATTATCTCAAACTTGAGAAAAATAGTGCATAAAAAAAGAATAGCTTAAAATATGCTTAGCAAAAAATAAATAACTTGAAGTTACCAACACTCGGACATAAATTTCTTAACTTGTCTTTCGCTAACGCCCAAAATTTGAGCTATTTGGCTTACTGAATAGCCCTTACGGGCTAACTCGTGGCTTAGGCTTATTAAATCATCTTTGTTTTGCACGTAATATCTTGTCCCATTCACGTTTACAACTTTCATCTTTTTTTCCCCAATATAATCTATGTCTAAAAGAGTATTTAAACTTTTCTCTAAACTTTTATCTTTCGATTTTTCGACCTTCAATTTCTCTCAACTTTGAAACATTATTCCAAACTTGAGAAAAATTTGGCATAAAAACAACTAAAATAAGAAAATAAAAGCTAAAAGTTAAAAAAGAAAAATAAAATAAAAAAAATTAATCTATATCTGACAAAAGAAAATACTTTAAACCATCACGTTTGCCTTTCACTAAACATTGCTTCTTCAATTTCTTAGCTTTCTTACCAATTGAAGCTTCCCAATGGTAATGTTCACAATTGTGATAACTCGCTAAATATCCGTCTTGTCTTTTTTCGCCTAACTTCTTATTGCAAAGTAGGCATATATATACTTCCCATTTTCCAATTATGTATTTTTGAATCATTTTTTCACAATATCATTTATGTATAAACTCATTTTTAAATCTTTCTCTAAATCTCTATAACTCTATCTATCTACTTTCAGACATGCCATCAATATAATTACAAAACAATTCATTAACGTATACTGTTAAAATTTCTCCTATATCATTATCAAAAGTAAAAAAGCATGCTTCAGCATGAGTTTTTTCATATATTTGTTGTTTTGTAGAAATTAAAAGTTGTTGATAATATTCAAACGCATTCTTAAATTCATCTTTAAACTTTTTCAAATACTCAATAAATTTGTCTTGTTCTCTCCATACATTTAAATAAATCCTAAATGCATTTTTCATTAAAAATGCAATAGCATGATAATTATCATCATCATCAATATAATCAAAAAAGAAAGATGATATAAATTGCTGACTATAAATAGAACACGGCAATAACTCTTTTCGCTTTAATTTTAACGGAGTCATGAATTTTTTATTAATAATCATTACCTCTAATTCTTGATTCTGACAAATTTATATCCTTACTAAAATTCATGAAACTAGATTCAGAAATAAAAAATTTTAAAAATGAACTATTATCTTGAATATGAGAAAAATAGCTGATTAAAAAAATCAATCAGATTTATTTATTCTCGGCTTTGTATGAACAACTAAATAGTAGGAATCTTTGCTTAGAAATAATGTAATTGTATCATGGTCTTGGCTCGTAATCTCAACTTCGGTAGGCTCAAAGACATAAATTAATTTTGTAACTCCTGGTGATGAAACTGTATTTAAAATCTTTACTTCTCTATCAAATTTAAAATTATGATTATAGATTTGTAAATCGTTACCTTTCCCGTACAAAAGCCCTTTCATATCTCTCGGCTTTGTTATTTCATAAATTAATAAATGACCTTGAACTTTTATCGGTTGTAATTCAATTAGCGGGGCTTTCTTAAATTTGTCATATACTGAAATTTGATAATTATCAAACTTAATTAATAGCTTGCCAGTGGAAACATTATTAATTTGTAGGACTTTTTTTATTAATTCTGGAATTTCATTAATATCTCTTGTCATTTTTTGTCTGCTTTGATAACTTACTAAGTCTGGAGCAGATATTTGATATAAACCTCTAACTTCTCTTAGTTCTCCGTTTATCAATTCATAACATCCATTAAATGTTAGTCTGCTTCTGCTCACATATTTCACACAATCCAAGAAATTATAGTCATCAAACGATATCTTTTCAACTTCTCCGAATGGCGTCCTTAGCATAAAGAGACTCGGAAAGTATTTTATTTGCTTCAAAATTTTAATCTCCATAGGTCTAACGTTTAAATTTTCTTGACTTGAAATTTGATTCAATTGATTTAGACTATTTTTTTCTGACTCCATATTTATCAGATAGAAAATTAGAGTTTGACAAATTTATCTTTTTCTCTCAAAATCTCTACTATTAAAGTTTGTAATTTCACCAACAACAAAAATACAATATTGAAAATACAATAATATCCCCATCTTTAAATAAAGCATTTATTCCGATATTTAATTCTTTATTGTAATAGAAATTAATATCAACATCAGAGCCATAACCTATTGAATCAACAAATTCAAAACCGTATCTTTCAATAAATGAATTAAATTTTGAATTAGTAGGTCTTGAATTAAATATACGTAAATAATCATTAATTAGTCTATCAAGCTTTATTAATTGTTCCTCATTCATATTTTTCTTTTTCCGAATTTTGACAAATTTATAACTTTTCTCCTCCTCTCTTCCCCTTTCTGAATTTCTCAACTTCTTCTTAAACTCTCCCTCTTGAATTTTTATCTGCAAAGTGAGACAAAC